TTACTAAGTAATATTTACTTAGTAAATAATATATATTATTTACTAACAAAATATTACGAAGTAATATTTTACTTCGTTTTTAATAAAAGCCATTTGTAAAAATTATAATTTCAAATAATTTCTTTTAATAATTTTAATTTTTTATATTTATTAAAAGATTTAATATCTTCAAGATTGCTTATTTTATCATAATCTTCAAAAAAAGAATAACCATTTATAATAAATGTATTTATAATATTTTTTGTAGATGATTTAAATTTAAAATTAATACATTTATCAATGAAATCTTTTTTAGAAAAAAGTTTAATATATTTACCATCATTATTATATTTTATATTTAACTTAGTACCATCAGAATTAAATTCTAACAAGAAATCATAATCATAAATATTATGATATTGCATCGAACCGTTTTTAATTTTAAAAGAAGTTTTTCTTGTAAAATTAAAATTAAAATCATTATATTCTAATAAATCATTTGATAATTCTAAATTAACTTCTTGAACATAACCTAATATTCTTTTGTTTTTAGTAACTATAGTTTCATGAGGAAATTTTTTTAAAATATATTCTATACATATTATTTCTTTTTTAAATTAAGGAGAAATTAAAGAATTAACAATTAAATTATCTAAGTCAGTTGCAGAAACAGTAATGATATTATTATTCCAGCCGGATTTTTTTAAATAAGCAATTACTTGTATTCTTGTTACTAAAGTTCTAAAATAAGGATTATTTTCATTATCTTTTGAAGTTAACCTTAATATCCCAGTTGAATGATCCATATAGACGCCAATTATATCATCAACAGTTATTCCATAACCATCTATATAATCATAACCATCTATATTTTTAACAAAAGATTGTATTGATACATTAAACCTAATTTTATTTAATAATATATCTCCAGCTTGAACTGTTGTACAATCATAATATTTAGCAGCTGGTAAACTTGCATTTGTAAAACCATCACCTCTATCTACAAGAAAGTTTCTAAATATATCTATATTTGCTTCGGATAATGCAGTTAATGGAAGTTCCAAATTTATTATTGCCACTTCCATATCTGGTTTAACTGGACTTCCATCTCTTGCAAGAACTGTGCCATCTCCAAGTATTAGATTTCCTGGCACAAAGAAATCATTTCTACCAGGATCACAATCTGGCGGTAAATCTTCTCTATCGGCACAATTAAACATTGCGTCACTTGCACATTCGGTTTTTACAATTGATTCTTGACTATAAAAACTAACTGGAACTTCTTTTGCTTTTGAAGATAATGATAATAAGTAATCCTTCCAAAATGGTTGGAATTGAACGGTACATTCTACAGAGTTAAATGGAATTGCATTCCAAACAACAGGATTATCATTATCAATCGAAGAAGGTATTGGATTTCCAAAATATTCCAATTCAATTGGACTTAAATCTGCTGGATTTAAATAATTATTAGAATAACCATCATAGTATCTTATATACCCATCACAATCAAAATAACCATCCCATCTACCAACTGAAGGTTGAACAACTACTTCCAAATGATTAAATGATGTTCCTATAGGGAAAGAGTTTATACTTTTATTTACGTATTGTTGTATTAATTCAACGTCCATTGAAGATACATAACCATCTCCATCAACATCAGCTCTTAATATCTCTAATGTTGAAACATAACCGTCTATAATCTTTTGTTGAGTGCTTGGAAGATGAACTGACTCACCAAGTAATAAAGAAGCTCTATTAACGTCTTCTTGAGTGATATAACCATCACCATTAACGTCTCCGTAACCATCAGTGCATAGGGTTGTTTTAAATATTCTATATTCAAAATTTAAACACTCATTGTCGGGTATTATTTTTGAACCAATTAACCTTAAAGATAGTAAGTCTGTTTCTGGATTTACTATATAAAAAGTATTACCTTTAGCTAATCCTGGCAAATTCTGAAAGAAATTTACATTTAAATTCTCTTTTGGGTTTGTGTCTGACATACAACCAATAACAAGAGGATCTGTTGTTTTTCTTATATTAGATAAATCTGAAGAACTTACAAAAGTAAAAGATGGTACAAATTTTTGCCTTGAAAAAACGCTATTTCCTGTTTTTTCATTTTGTACAGGTTGAAAATCATATAAAGCTGCGGATACAATTCCTATATTATTTATATTTTGACCAGAAGAATTGAATGAATATAAGCCAGATTCATTATCTACAATCGCTCCTGTTTTTTGATCAAGTATAGTTTTTTCTTCAACCATACCTTTTCCATAATCATAAGCCATTCCAGATGCATATTTAGCTGAATCGCTCCATATTTGAAACCAAAGATTTTCTTCAACTACATCGACCCAAGAAGAACTAAATACTGATAATCTTTGATTTTCAATTACGTTATATCCTGTTTCTAAAAACAAATCTCCGGATATATTTGATGAAGATCTTCTTACAGTTACAATGTAATAAGCTCCAACTTCTATATTTCCTGGTTTTGATACAAAAGAATTTGAAAAAACAAAATCAATTGGTTGAGCAACATCTGTTAATACATAACCTATATCTTTTAATTCTTGTTGATTGAAAGTTACTTCAACAATAGGTTTTGATTGCGGATCAAATTCAATAGCTAAATCTGGAACAATATCAGATGGACATGAAACTGAGTTTTGTAATTTATAAATACCTACAACAAGATCTCCAGTCCAATCATACCAATCTTCAATAGGGAGATCTAAATTTTTAACTGCACCCATTAATAATGTTACAGCTTGTATATTATTTGTTGTTGCTTGGAATTTTTCTCCAATTATTGTGGTTGTATCACCTGAATTTAAATATCTTGGCGGTTGTTTTCCTGTAGTATTTATTTGTAATTTATCAGCGTCATATTCTGGACCTATCGCTTCTTGCAAGGTTTGAAATAAGGTTAAATTTCTATCTGATACTTTAAAATCTCTAAAGAATATATCTGGTTGAATATCTTGAGAAACCGATATTGCATCCCTACTTAATTCAAAAGGTAAAGTTTCTCTTATTAATACTCTTCCTCCCCATGTTCTTGAGCAATTATTATTGCCAAGAAAATCATTAAATAATATTGTTAAAATTTTTGCATAATGTTTTTTTGTGGTTTGTTTTTCATTTTTATGAAAATAAAACCTATCAAATTGTAACTCTCCCTCAAATGATAAACCTATAATTATAACCTTAACCGAATATCTTCCAAAAACCTCAGAATTAGTAAGTTCTACAGTTAATTGATTACCAAAGTTAGAATCAGTTGTTTGTTTTGTAGGTGATATTCCAGTACCATCAAAATTACCAGCTGCTAATAATGCAGCTTGAACTGAGTTTAAATTATCTGAATCAAATATAACATTTGGCAAAGGTGATTCTAATAGAATACCACTCCCAAAAAAGTTTTGAACAATAGCAGAAGAATTATTGTTATTATGAGATTGTTCTGTATCTAAATCTTCTTTATCAACCTCTTGAGAGTCAAAAAAAATATTTTGTGGACTTGATACTGAAATTCTGTTATTGCTCATGATTACCTGTAGTAGTTTATTTGAACTTTTGAAGTGGCGGGTTTAAGTGCTCTAATTAAATCTTCTAGCATCTGCTTATTTTTTTCTGAAGATTCTATTATTTTAAATGAATCTATAACATTTAAAATAAAATTGAAAATACCATAAGATTTATCTCTAACAATTGTAAATTCTGTATTTTTTTCAACTAAAGTGTCAAAATTTAATAATGTCAAAGTATATAAATCCTCTATTACTGGAAGTACATTATCAATATTTGATTGATAATTTTCATCAATATATAAACCTGAACATAATATAGGATTGATATAAGAATTGGATATTTTTAAATTATCAAATCTTGCATCCGCTATATTTATATTATTATATGTAGAGCCTATAGCTATTTTATTAATTACATCTTTAAAATTGATATCTGTAATTAATTTAGCTAAATTTTGACCAACGGAACCTTGACCATAAACAAAGCCTTGGCCGAATAATAATCCTTGTCCATATCTTATTGTTCCTGATTCTCTTCCATCTACAAACAATCTTATTTCATCCCTATTATCTACTCTGTTAAATTTAAATAGGGCTTTTATTCTGTGCCAAGAATTTTTCTGCCAAAATATAGGTTGTCTTACTTGATAATCTATACCTGAAGCTTTAACATTAAATGTTAAAAACCCAAAACGATCTTTAAATATTGATATTCTATCTCCATTAAATCCAACTGGAATATATGATATTTTTAATTTTGTTGTTTGACCAGGTAGAGGTTTTCCAAGTTTTATGGTTTGCCCATCACCTAATAATACGCCACCATCAAAATAGTTAACACCAGTATTAAGATTATCTGTAGCCAACCTAACATATAAAATATCCTTTGTATACCCTTTTATTTTAACTAAAGTTGATGTTAAGCTTGTTACTTCTTCTTCTTTTGTAGAAGTTGCATCTATATAATATCTTATATTTGGGTCATTATATGTATCAAATTTTGGACTTACCCAGAATTCTATAGTTCCTTCTGAAAAGGTTGATAAATTACCAACGTTTTCAAAGATATAAGGTTTATCACTTATAACTAAACTTTGGCTAAAATTTTCATTAACAGAACTTGAAGATTGTAAAAAGTTTTTATTTGCAATTTTATAAAAACTTGCATCGTTTTTTAACGGAAATTCATTGAAAGAAATATAGGTTAATGTTTCTTTATCTGGAACAAACTGCTTTAATCTATTAAATAAAGATGTTACAGATTTTCCAGAAGAAGATTGTCCTATGCGAACATCAGATAATTGCCTTGAGAATATTGTTAAATCATCAATAATACCACCGGCTTGTTTTTGATTATTAATATCGGAACCTATATGAATTTGTTCATTTTTTAAATAATCAAAATCAATTGTTAAATAAGATTTATAATCAAAAAGATATTGCCCAGCAGGTAAATTATAAGGCACTCCAACCTGACCAGCAGTTTCGAATGTAAAAAATCCATTTTGAAAACCACTTCTACCTATAGTTGTATTATATATTTTATATTCTCCACTTGAAAATGAAGATGGTGGAGTAGGAGATAACCTTACGGAATTATTAGATATAAATTCTGTTATTGTATAAGTTCCGGCAACAACTAAAGGATTTGTAATTATTAATTTATTATTAATATCTGTATCTAAAAAGTAACCACCAGATACAATATTTGATCCGTCTGATTCTAAATTATTTCCTGATGAACTTTGGAAACTATATCTTATTATTGGGTATAATGAATTTCCTTCACTATAAGTTGCCGAATATTTTTCTTTTATTTCTATAGCTGTAGAATTTCTTGTAAATGAATAAGGAGTTACAGTAACTTCTATATTTGATATAGTTCGCCATTTATTTGAAGTATAAATTTGTTCTGCCGAATTAAAAGTTAAAGTTTCGGTTGGTCCACCAGAAGATGTTCCTGTAATTACAACAGAAACAGGGTTTGTAAAGTTTGTATTATCACCAGTAACTCTAATTGCTAAAGTTCTTCCCTCTGTTGTATTTGATACGTTGGTTGGTATTATTCCAGTTGCAACGAAATTTGGACCAACAATGGTTGCATTATTTGAACCAATAGGTAATAGAGGTAATATTATTGGAAATACTTTTACTTCATCTAAATAAACAGGAGGTGGTAATATAGTTTTTAATAAACTTTGATCATTCCATAAATAAACATTAGATCTGTTTCTTTTATGATTTAAACCTAAAGTTTTAATTAATATTTGATCACCTATTTGTGCTGGACCAAGTAATTGCAATACTGTTTGTAATAAATAATTTCTAGATACAATGTAGGATGGTATATCTGCATTTTTACCTGGAATTTCAATTTCTTGACCAGATCTTAACAAATAAACGGCTACATTTGATGATAAATCAACTTCATCCGAAACAACGGCGGAATAAGGATTTACAGAATATCTTGCATCAGTATATGTTGCTGGAGCTGGAGAATTTAATTCTATTGTATTTCCCATGACGGAAATTATTGTAAATAAACCAAAATTATATTCTAAAATATTTATTGTATCACCAGGAACAATTCCATTTGCTGTAAAATTAAAATTAGGATCTGTAACAAAAACAGAGTTAAATGTTGTACTTAATGTTGATCCTTGAAATATATTTTTGGTGAGAGTACCTAAAACAACTTCTGGTTTCACTGATCTCCATTTATCACCTAATGTTACTTCTGGTCTCCCGCCATATTTTAAAATATTTGGAACTTCTTGTCCATCTATAAAGAGATGCATTTCATCTCTTTGTTCATAAGTTCCTATTTTCCAACTTGTAGAAATAAAATGTTTTTCTCCAGAAGACCAATTTTGAATGTTACTGCTTACTTTATAATTTTTTGATTTACTATCAAATATTTCAAAATTTAAATATCCACTGCCATCTTTATAAATTGAAAATCTATTTTTATTTTGTTCACCGAAGTCAAATAAATAATGAGAATTATCAGATGAAAAATTGATTCCATCAAAGGAATATCCTGGAATATATCCGTCAGATAAGTTATATCCATCAGGAGATAAACTATCATAACCATCAAGGTTTAATGTAAATTCAATTTTGTTAGTTATTGTTCTTAATTTGTCGTTTATTTCTCCTAAGCCAGATATAAAGTTTACATCATAAAAAGAACCTGATGTTTCAATTTTTCCCTTATATTGATGAATTTCATTTATATCATCTTTTATTAAAATTTTCCATTTATTTTCATCTGGATCTATGAAAATAAAAATGCCATTATCAGTAAATATTCTTGATGGTAAACCTTCCGGTGAAATATCATCAAATTTACTAACTGAAAAAGAATTATTTATAAAATCAGGGTTATAACTTGACGAACCTATAAATATACTTGAATTAGATACTGTATAACCATCTCTAGTTAAATTCGAAAATGTTAATGTTGCATCATTATCTAGGCCGTTCCAATTTGGAATAAACCAAAAATTTAAATTTCCATCTTCTATTCTTAAATTTGAAGATAATGGTATTATTATTGATTCATTATTTTTTTCAATTAATACACCATTATCATATTTTACTGGCTGTAATGTTAATTCACCTTCTGTTTTTATTTTATTTTCATAAAGAGAACTTATTCCCAATGACCAAACTTGAAATGCAGTTTCTATTATTTCTGGATTTATTTTTGTAATACTTTTTACTATATTTTTTATAGAAGGAACTGTTGGTCCTAACAAAAATGATTGTAAAGCTCCTTGCAAAGCATCTCTATAATTTTCTCTATTGTAAGAAGTATCAAAGCTTGTAATAATAGGTATATCAACTAAAGTGCCAAAATTATTATATAAAGAATCTCTTAAAGACCCAACCTTATAAGTAACAAAGTATTCTTGACCTTCATTAACTGTAGTTGATTCTCTAAAATCTATTACGTTATCTCCATATTCGTAATAAGCAATTAATTCATCTGCCAAATATTGATAATCAATATAATACCCACCGCGATCATAATCAACAACGGGAGTTGATCCACCATTTAATCCTAAATTATAATTAACAATAACTTCATCTCCAGGAAATGGAGTATTATATCCTGTTAAAATTACATTATAACCAGAAAATGCAGCGGTAGGGTCCCATAATTCAGCACCATCACTTATTCTAACAACACTCTTAACGGAAACAATATTAACACCAGGGCTAACAAAAGGAACCGTAACAATTAATCCAAGACCTACGGTTGATTGAGCTTGAAAATTAACACCAGTTTGGTCAACGCTAATTATATTTGAAGAAAAAGTTGAATTTCCAACAAAATTAATTGGATTTAAATTATTATTTAAATCATAAACATCATATATTCCTCGTATATATTGAATATCATTTTGTACAGAGATAATACCATTATTATAAATATAAGGTAAAGAAGTATCTCCATTTAAAAATCTTTCATCTGATAATTGGAAGGTTGTTGGGGTTACTGTATTATCAGTAAAATCAGAATAATTATAATTTATATTAATTGAAGACGTTGGATTTATATTATTATATATATTCGATACAGAAGTTATATGTGCGTTTTTTGTTTTTATAAATCCATGTTTATAATTCATTGAACCTAAATCAAAATTCTGTATATCAGTTACGCCCAACCAAATTATACCGTCTTTATAATTTATTACAAAATCTCCAACAGATAATCTTTCATATCCATAACTTTCTGGTAGAACTTGATCATCAAAATAAAGTTCTTTATTAAATAAATCAGGTCTACTAAATTCAACAGAAGTATTGAAACTAGAACCTATAGCATCTTCTGAAGAATTTATAATAGAATTATTTCTGAGTTGTATTTTAAATATTCTTATATTATTTGAATTTAAAAATGAACTTTCAACAATGATTGTTTCATTTAATATTTCTTCGAAAGAAGCTCTTTCTCTAATAATTTGCTCTATTCTTGGTGGTTGATTTGAAGAGAAGAATATAGTTGTATCAGAATATCTATTTACTGGATAAATTTCTCCAGTAGTCTCATTTAATAAACGAAAAACGTTTGTAATTGGAGTGTTTTTTGTATATAAGGAGGTTAAATTCGCAATTCTATTTTCTACCCTTTCTCCCAAAACCTCAACGTGAACATTAGCTTTATAATCAATATTTGGTATTAAATTTTGTTGATATTCAAAGTTAATGAATAAATTTTTACCACGCAAATCTCTAAGCGGTGAAGCTGCTAAATCAGCAGTTTCTGAATTATAAGCATAATCTATTTCATCATTATATGTTTTTTTATAATAATAATTCATTGCTGGTGGAAATAAACCTGTACCACTACCCTTTGTTTCTCCGTAAACAAAAACCCTTCCATTAGTATAATCTATAGAATATTCACCTGGAAAAGAAGGTAACGCTTCCAATCTATATGGTATTTCTTTTTGAAAAGCTGGGTGCGGTTCAGAAAAAGGTATGCATGATCTTGGGTTCAAAAATTCAACGCCATTTATAGTTGAAATTAAACCATTTTCAGTTACAACAGGGGAGTGTTTTAATGAAAACTCTGTAATGATTGGAGGAGCAACTTCTCTTGTTGATTTAATTATTTCATATACGTTAACTGATTCTTCATCTACATTTCTTCCTAAAGATTTATACTCATAACTTATTACAATATTATCTGTCGCCGTTGGTATTCCAAAATCATCAAAGGCTAATTCTGATAATTTAAATTGATTTTCTTCTAATAACAAGAAGGAAGATCCAAACTCTTGATCATAAATATTATTCTTTAATTGATATCCCCATTGAGTAATATCATAATTAAAAGTATATCCATCATTATAATTTATCAATACAGAAGTAAACTTTGTAACCGGTTTATTTTTAGTATTTAATACTAAACCATCAAAGGTACCATCAGAATTTCCTGGAGATAATCTTTCATTATAAGTATCTGATCTTAGTAGTGTTATTACACTTGCTGGCATTTCTTCATAATTAAAAGTTAATTGATTATTAAATCCCGTTTTATTTAAACCAACTTTAATTACCTCAAAAGCACCTTCTTGATTTAATCTATCAAACGCCCCAGATCCTCTAATTTTTCTTTCATCTTCAATTAATATTTCTAAATAATTATCATTAGCTGATTGACCAATATCTTGTAAAGCCTTATTTATAACTTTATCTTGAGCATCAACAATATGGCTTACTAAATTTGTTCCATCAAAATTATATACGTTATTATCATTATAATTTAACAAAGCTTCTTTTACTGTTGAATTTTCTTCATTTGGAGCTTGTATTAAAGTTTTGTTTGCAGAACCATCTTCCAATATAAAATCATTGCCATTTAATGAATTAAATGGAACAGAATTAGTTGATATAAAAGTAACATCATAATAAGCAAATGGAGTAAATGGCTGTACTGTTATATCTAATAAATATTTATTAACTTTAACTTTTAAAACTTTAGGATTTGGTAAGGAAGGTATTATTGATTCTATAATTATATTAGATGAATTTATCCTAGGATTCAAAGGTGATGTAAATTGAACCCTGAAACTGGTATTGCTAGTAACTCTACTTCTTACTATTCTTAAATTGCTCATCGTGTCTCGATATTTATTGTAACTGTGTTAGCTTGAATATATTCTGATTTTCCAGCTGAAATGCTAAGTACAGAACCAGATTCATTAGCTTTATTAAAATAAAGAACTCTAGCTCTATCAACACCTTGAATTCCCTGTGCAATTACCACTAAATCAGAAGCATCTATAGTTGTATTTAGCTTTGGTGGATTTAATGCTGCAGTTACTGCGTCTTGAACGTTTTGCTTAACCGTTGCTGCGTTTGCTAAGAATTCAGTAAATAAAACTATATTTATAGTTGTATCAACTAATATTGCAGTTGATTGTTTTGCTAAAACATCAGCTGTAATTGGTCTAACTGTTTCTAAATTTAACGTAACATCTCCAATTAATTTATTTAAATTATATCTTATAGATATTCTTTCATTTGGTATTGGTCCTGTATAATCATATATACCAACATATCTTGAGCCAGTTAATGGTTGATTAAAATTGGTTACACTTAATGTAGCATTTTGACTTCCAGCTGAGGTAAATCCGCTAGAGATAGATATTGAATTAACAGATTCGTATTTTTTATTTGTAACTAATGTTCCAGCTCTAGAAAACAATACATTTTCAGAATCATTATATAAACAATAATAAAAAGTAACTCTTAATCTATCACCTATTTGTGGAGCATTTTCTTCATTATTAGTTGTAGATGGTAATCTAAATTGAGTATTATTTAATAAATTCCTTCCTTGACTTTGTGCTAATTGTGGTGTATCAATAATAGATTCGCTTTTAAAGAAATTATTATTTTTTAATACATAACCCTTTAAATCATAAGTATTAAGTACATTTAAAACTTCTAAATTTGATGCAGTTTCTACTTTTTCCACAGAAACAACACGTATTAATTCTAAATTAGAAGGTATATTTCCATTAGAATTTAATCCAAGTGACTTTCTAATTAAAGATGATAAATCTACAGTTAAACCAGAAGTTCCTATAGGTAAAACCACACTTGCAGATTTATTAATGCTTGTACCATTTACAGTAATAACACCGGGAGAAATTGAACCGGATATATTTAAAGATAAATTTGAAGGAGCTTGTCTTAAATTTTGTATTATGTCACCAGACATTCCATATAAATTTGAACATGGTTGATTACCAATATTTGTGGAAGATACAGTATTGAAAGCATTTATATTTTTTAATGCAGGAAGTTGATTTAATTGAGTGTTAGGTAATATATTTGATACATTCGAAATATAATTAACTTCAACAATAGAACCACTAACGGCAGTAAATGTTGGATTTATTGTTATTATATTATCATCAAAGCTTCCTGGAGTATCTGTATTATAAACATCAATAGCATTATATGTAACTATTACGGAATCATTAAAATCAGCAATACCATCTGTTGGTAAAAATATTACATAATTACTAAAACTTCCATCATTTTTAGATGAATTCCAAAGATCTGTCCCATCAAAATCTCTAATTATAGATATTACATTATTTGCTATTTGAGATACTATTACAGCCAACCTACCATTTACAAATGTAACATTTGTTGCTTCTTGTGTAAAAACATTTACGTTAATTACAGAGCTGATTGGATGAGTTACAGTGCATGATAAAAATGAACCACTACTTATTAATATAGATTGCTCTCTTCTAACTGCATTTGAATAGCCCCAATCAATACTGTTTTCTACAGATCTTGGGTTTGGATTTAAATTAGATAATTTACCATCAAAATCAAGGTAAGGATCATAACTAAATATCCATGTATAATCTACTTGCAATGTATCACTTACAGATGGTAAGCTGCTACCTGAAACTCTTATTCTTCCAGAGTTATTTATATTACCAGAGCCATCTAAATTTTGATTTGTAACAATATATCTTTCACCAGTAGTAGCATTAAAGACCCTGGTAACGTTTGTTATAGGTGAATGAGAAAGTTGAATGATAGACCTATCACTAGGATTAACTTTACTGTTTTCATTAACTACAGATATTCTTTGTGTTACGTTATTTATTTTTAAAACATTTGGATAAGTTAAAGTATCTTGTCCATTAAATAATGTTTTGCTTTTATCCTCATTGAGATTTATAATTTTATTATCTATCCATCTTAATCTATCAAAACCCCAAGGTGAACCACCATATACCCCATTATCTAAAATTAATTCATAATTTCCAGAAACTCTACCATATTCATCAACAGATTTTGGTAAATAATTAGAACCAGTTACCGAACCTGAAACTTGTAATATATTATTTACTGGTTGATTTGGTAAAATTCCATCTTCTAAATTTTCTAATCTTCTTCTTGATACAGTTTTATTTTCATCACCTTGAATTTGACCAAGAACAAAATCATTTCTTTCACTAGTTGGATCTCCAGTGTTACTTTTATCTATATAAATGTATGATTCTATAATTTCCAAAAGCCTGGTGCCTAAAACATAAACATCAACTTTTCCACCAGACCCTTCTGATATAATAGTTTTTTCTCCAGTATTTGGATTAGTATAAACTAATGTACCATCTCTAGTCATTAAAACATCACCAGGCTCAACTACTAAAGCATCTAAAGTTGAAGGATCTTGCAAAGCAGCATTTTTATAACCAACAGAAGTTCCTGTATTTGCTCCAGAAAATACAGCTAATATTCTACTTCTAAATGTTGCATCATCTTCTGCAGAAGATCCGCCACCAAAAGGAAATGCATTTGTAACATTAGATATGCCTGAAATACTTGTGCTAGACAAATTATATTTAGATATGTTACCCTGAACACCAGGAGAACTTGCTTCAACTAAAACCTCTACTGCATATTGATCAGTTATATTAGCTAAGTCCAAATCAGATCTATATTGAGTAGCTATTGCTTTATATGTATTTGCATAAACTTGGCTTATAACTAAATTATTTGATATTAAAAATGTAGCTCCATTATTAGCATAAACCAAATCACCTTTTTGAATTGGAATGTCTCTATTTATTTCTTTAAATGTAAGTAGAGCGGGACCACTAGCTTTTGTACCTTGTCTTCTTGACTGGCCAAAATTTGAACCTAATTTATCTAGGTCAGAGCCTAAAGCTAATCTTAAGGATTGTAATGTTGATATTCTTTGTAATTCATTATAAAGTCTTGAAACTTGAGCGGAAGGTCCGTCAACTAATAAATCTCTGGATACAGAACCAGGCTTTAAATCTAGGTTTGGTTGGGCAACCCTATAAAAATCAAGCAAATTTAATACCAGTTCATTTTGGCTGCGTATTCTAACCATTTTATTTCCTTATTATAATACAAAAATATTACAAACCTACTGACAAACTTGCTGTACGAACCTGAAATCCTTTCGTAATAACGTTTACATCTATACTAAAAAAAGTTGGATCTACAGTATTTCTTTCTACTGAAACAGATTGTATTGCTGCTAATAATTCATTAGGAGTAACTCTTTGTCCGTTTTCCATTTGTTGTTGTTGCAACTTTTGTAAAGTTTCCAAATTTGAATTAATTTGTTGAGCTATAATATCTTGTTTAAATTGTTCATCAAATATTTGACCAACGGAAGTTCCTGATAAATTTGAACCATACCAAGGAAAAAATACATTTGAACCAAGAGGACACATAAGTATTTTTAATATATCTTGTATAAGTTTATCGGCATTCTCTACTATTTCAAGATCACCATTCGTACCTACAACAAGATCTCCATCTTTTATTTTTAAATCGAAAGACATTATATTAGGCTCCCAGTTTTTCCTCTGTTTTTATAAATTGGATTTTGTTTAATTTGAGAATTAACTTTATCTACGTACTCTAATATGCCAAAAAATATCCTTTCATATTCAGATAAAACTTCTTTTATAGAAGGTCTTACTCCAGAAATCTGTAATGAAACCTCAAAGTTTTCTCTAAAATTAACATCTTTAGACAACCTTAACAAAGATTCATCATCCAAAAACCCAATTAAATATTTAATATCAATAGACCAAAGTGCCATATAAGTAGCTAAAACATCAATTAGACCTAAACCAGAAACTTCTCCAGTTATTATTTCTATATTTTTTAAATATGAAATAATTTGTTTTCCCTTTTCATTTTGTTTTTGTTCAATATTTTGTATTTGAGGTTCTGGGTCTTTTTGTGTTGCAAATGACCCTGGTCCAAAATAATATTCTTGATTTTCAACTTCTCCGGAAGAATTTTCTGAAGAAAATAAACCAACTAACTTTCTTAATTCTAATATTGCTTTTTCTGTATCTAACTTTGATTTTTTAGTTTTATCCTCATTTACTTCTTTAAATAAATTTCTTGTATTTAAAGCTGTTTTTCCGCCAAATTCAGGACCCTTTGTGCTTGGCATACAAAAAACTTCAAGATTTGAAGATAAAACTCTTGCATTAACAATAGAATTATCTAAAACTCTTAAGCAATATCTTATTGATTTTGTATAATTTAAAATATTTGATATTTGCTTGTAACTTTGATTTTTATTTATTATATTTAATTCATCAGTGAATATAGAGTCTGGCTCATTTAATTCTTCTAAAGAAGAAACTCCAGCTAAACTTAACAAAGAATTTATTTTATTTAAATCATCTTCTTGATTGTTTACTTTTAGCCTTTCTCTTATTATTTTTTCAATAGCTGGTCTTTTTAGATAGAAATTTGATTCAAGTTGGGTTGATTGTTTATCTGATAAAAATGGAACGCAACTTCTTTTTTGATCATCACATACCTTTAAAACGTCTGGGTTTACAATAAATGGCTTTAATATATGTTTGATATTCCAAAAATTGGAATTATCGCTAACATTCATTTGATCTAGTTTTTCTTTTCTTGAATTTAAAGAAATAGATTGTTCATCAAATTCAAATGGTTCGCCTATTTTTTTTGCAATCAAAAATGGCTTTACATCAAGCATTAAAAACTGATAAGCTATTGTAGAATCATCTTGGTTATTAAATATATTTAATTTATTTTTATAATAATTTTCTCTTAATTTCATTAAATTAAAATAATTAGTTCCAACTAAACTTTTATCTATTGAATCTCTAGCTTCTTTTGTTTTTGATTGGTTTGGATCATGTCCAGGATTATAAAATCCTTTTTCAGAAGCAACAGGAAAACCAATCATCCTATAAAAAGCATTAGCTCTACTTTCATTTAAATTGTTTACGTCGATGTTTTTATCATAACTTTGATTTGTTGAATTAAATGTATTTTCTATAGAAACTTCAGATTTTGCAACGCTACGATATAAATCTATTGGTTTTATAAAATTTATATATAAGCTATTAATGTCATTTACAGAATCAATTTCTTCTATCCATTGATCTGATTTATTTTTATTTACTTTATTTTGTTCTAAAGTTGACATTAATTCTCCGATATAGAAATATCATCAACGCCTCTTCTTGGAATTGGATCTGACAATACTGTACCAACAAATGTATATGGTAAAACTATAGGTTCAACTGCGGTCGGTTCATTGAGATTGTCTTGGTTTACTTTTCTTGATAATATATTATTATCCCAACTTACAGTAAGTTCACCAGAACCGGGTTGATCGCTACTTATATATGCCAAAAATTGACCATAACCATCAAATACAAATTCTGAGATTTCTCCAAAAGTAACATTACCCTCTAACCATTGGGAAGGATCACATCCATCAGGTATTTTCTGGGCAACATTTATTCCATTTGCGTCATTTAGTGTTACTTTAACTTCTATTTCTCTAGTTACAAATTGTAAATCTGGAGAAATATCAAATATGCTATTAAAAGGACTTACTGCAACTTTTAAAAATGAACAAAATGATGTAGTTGTTTCATTTAATAAATCTCTTAAACATGTTTCTATTACTGCTGCCTGTTCAGATACATTTTCTATAGAAACATCAGATCTTATTCTTGATATAGCATTACTTACGCACCTTTGTGCGTTGGGTATATTTGGTAAACTTCCACCCTTATCAAAAGCTGACCTGAAATCAGTTGTAGCATTAATTAAAGCTGTTTCTGCAGCAACTTCTGGTACACAACCTAAAGTAATTAAAGAATATTTTATCAAAGCTGGATGATTTATATTTAATGTAAAATCTATATTTGGTATATAATAACCATCATCAGTTGGTGGTGCAGTTCCAGAATTATTTATTGGACTATGAATAAATGTTTGTAAAGTAGCTTGCGAACCATTTACAATATAAGGAGTTCCATCCTCTTCTGTAACTAAACCTCCTATTAAATTTAATGTTCCATTTGGATTAGTTGATACATCAAGTTGATTTGCTTGATTATAAACTCCAATAACTGGTTTATATTGAACAATTGCTTTATTTATATTAAAGTTTCTTGGTCCACCTAAATCGGTTGGATGAAAAAATCTTGGATCAAAACTTTTAATAGTTAAATCAAGATTATATGGAGCTTCTCTATTTACAGTATTTGATGGAAAAGATATTCCATCAGGCCAAAAAATTCCACCAAACTCTCCATTTTCATTTGCAACTGGAGTTATTATATCTCTAAATATATATTCTGCACTTAAATCTTCATTATAGAATTGCCAACTTTCAGCACGATCAAAGAAGTTTGTTGGAAAACTAGGATCAATTTCTCTATAGTATAATAATTCTCCTAAAGTACCCGTGATTCCATTGGGGTTATTTCTAATAAATGGTGGACAAATATCATTCCCACAACACCCAGAACTTGGTCCACAAATTGTAAATCCGGCAAGTCTAGATAAAGCATCAATAATTGACATAATTGCTGCTATAGCAGAAAATACGGCCATTAAATTTTCAATTAAACATAATAAAGAGGCAATTTTAATTGCGGCAGCGGCAGTTGATTCAGCATCCTGTAAAGAAGCTCCATTTGCTAGTATTATCAAGTTAGCTAGTAATGCTTCTATTAATTGTAATATTCTAGCTAAAATATATTCTATCAAAGCTATTATCAATAATAATATTGATAATATCATTATTATTAAAGCAATCCATGGAAATAAATTTAAAAATGGAGGTATACATGTTTTAAATAATTTAATAACAGCAGCAACTAAAGCAAAAGGATTAGCTATTGCACAAATAACTTCTATAATACATATTATTAAATTTAATAAAGCTTGAAAAAAATTATATAATGACAAAAAAGGAGCAATCATTGTAAAAAGATTACTTAATGCTTTTAATATACTATTTGATAAATCATCAAGATTTGGTGAAAAATTTCCACCAACCCAAGGAATTGTTAAGTTATTTATAAAATCTAAAATTGTTTGAGGAAAATCATTTGGAAATTCAAATCCAGGAACTGGAATTTGTATTGGAGATATGGCTAAACCAAAACCGGGTATATCTATCGGTGGTACGTATGGAGGATTTAATGTATTTGCTGATGGATTACACGGCATTTATAACCTATATATCTTAATTTTATATTTCTGGAACTCCATTTCTTTTAATATATCTTGGGGTTGTTGCATAATGAAAACCTATATTTTCTGCTTCGAATAACATATCGCCATTCGTTCGAAAAACCATTCCTTGTTGAGAAGCAAATTCCGTTCTTCCAAAAGAATATATGGTTAAACCTTTTTCATCAAATCTCAATATTGATGCTTGAGATCCATCTTTATCTAAAATTCTAATATCAAGAACGCCAGCTTTAGAGGCATTATTTTCTTTTGAAAACCTACTATCTTCAGAGGATCCTATTGTAGGACCACCTATTTGAATTACAACGTCACCATCTAAAGTTGATGAATAACTTATTCCTCTTTTATCTCTACCTATAGTCGAGACGATTCCGCCAGCAGTATCAAGCCATAAACTTTGTCTATCTACCGTATTTGCTCCAATTGAAATATTTAAAGAACCATCAAGATTTATTGTTCCAGATCTACCACCAGCATTTGCATTTGATCCGCTTGTAATTATTTCTGGAGCAACTATATTATCATATTGAATATTATCTATTCTTGACGATATTGATAAATAATCTTGCATAAAACCAAATATAGGTCCAATTTCTGCTCTTTCTTTTGTGAATTGAAATCCTGCTTTTGTAATATCATGAAATACTGTGTTTAATTTTATTGGTAAATCTGAAAATCGATCTTTTGCTAAATTACCAAACTCATCAATAAGATTAACTCCACGATAAGGATTAATTTCATTTAAATTGCCGGAATTATCAACTTTAGGTTTATTGTTCGAATAATCTTCAATAAATATATCTATATTATTTTCATTTACAAAATATTCATTTGGGTTTCTTATTTTCTTTTGTTCATAGGCTAAAACTGAAGAATTTATATATCTTGTTGGTAAACCTATATTACCTATCTCAGAAGACATTGGTATATTGGCTTTAAATTGTCCTTCTTTATCAATATCAAAAAATAAAGTAGATCTATCTCTTGAATAATCATCTCTATTGGATGATGGTTTATTTTGATAAACATCATAATTATTTAATGATTTTCTTGCATTTATTTCAAAATGAAAAGCTAGAGATTTTCTGTGGATTGCCCTTATATTTGCAAAAGCATTTGTTTTATTTTCATTTTCTTGAAACCCAAAAGATTCATTCCCTATTGGCAATATATTTCTATTTAAATCTATTATATTAGATAAATTATCAACACCAGTTCCTTCTATTTTTTCTATTAATTTATTTGGAGCATATAAATTTAAATCAAAAGATGTATCTTTTGTATCCGTTCTTAACGGCGTATAAGAATTTAAATTAATTTGACTAGAATATTTTAATGATTCATTGAAATCATCTGTAAATGAATTTCCATCTGATTTTTCTTCAAATTCAAAAAAAACTTTTCTTGATTCATTTAATGGTAAGTTTCTGTAATAATCTTGAGTTGTAATCGTTGAAACGTTTGAAATATTATCCATTCCAACATTTCTGTATTTTGAAATGTCATTAGAATCAAACGAAATATATTGATCAGAAACGTTTCTTCTTATTGGACCTTCTACTAATCTAGATGAAGATAATAATTCCCATTTAGTATCAAATTTTGTATTTATAATTGAATCATTTATATTTTGTTTTGTATAATTTATATTATTTCCAGAATGTATTTCTTTTGAATCTAAATATATTTTTGATATAGCATTATTTGATTGAATTAATAATCTACCGGGTTTTAAATCAGCCATAGTATCCAGAGATATTACTCCAGAAGATATGGCATCTTCATTATAAATATTATCAGGAACAGCATAACCAGAAATAGTCCATTGTCCCTGTGATTGTTCTATATAAACTTCAGTAAAAGTTTCTGGATAACCACCTATAAATGCACCAGATTGATTAGTATAAGATACTGGTAAATCACAAATATAATCATAATTTGTTAAAGAAGTACCATCTTGTAAACGGACTTGAACCTTTCCGTTACCTTTATAACCTATTATGGTTCCTCTTCTTTTTAAAGATATATTTGTCATATTATTTGGTTATTTACATTTTGTAACTGATTATTTCCTAAGTTAGTTCTAGTTGATGTTTCTGGAGTTTCTGGTACTGGAACAAATTTTATCCAAATATCAATTATACTACTATATAACGCATCACTTTCTGTAGGAGTATAATTATTTATGTCATCTTGTTTATATTTTTTATTTGCATTTGAGTAAGCGTTTGCAGTAACACCATTCGTATTTGAATTGTTTGTATTTATTTGACTTCCTTGAACCGATCCTGCCATTTGATCTGCCGTTACATCTGGCAAGTAAGAATTTAAACCAGGATTTGTAGAAAGTACATTTTCTGAATACATCCATGCTTCACCGGAAGGAGAATAAGGATCTTCTTCATCAATTTCTTTTGTAATAACCATTGAATTTATATCATATCCTGGTTTTAAAAATTCTCCATCTAAATCTGGAGTTACAGATGTTGATGTTTGTAAAAGAGAATTATTATCAGGAGATAAAGATTCTTTTGTTGGATTTGAAAGCCAAGCTTTAACTTCTTCGCAAATACCAATAAGTTGATTTGTAACTGATGTTGCTGGTTTGTTTTGTTTTGAATTTTTATAAATTCTTAATTCAATCTGAGGTGTTGCTGCTTGTAACTCCGCAGATTTTAATGATAATAATATGTTTGATAAAACATTTCTATTCTTTTCTCCAAATTTACCCGCAACCAATCTTTTTAATGGATCATTTGCATTAATTGCGTTAAATCTATCTACAACAAGAGTTCCCAAATGATCATAACCAAAAGAATTTCCTTCTCTTATATGTTTATGAGAATTTGCGGAAATAGCTTTTGAATATAAAGCTTTACCAATTATATCTAACATAGTAGGGAAATATTCTCCTGGATTATGTCCATATGTTAAAGTTAATGTTGTTGTGAAGTTTGATCCATAAGTAAAATTATGACTGACATTTTCTACGTAAAATAACAAATCTCTACTTTCTATATAAATAACTTCACCTTGTTGCATATATTCGTTGCCAATTATAGTTAGCGTTCCGGAAATAATTTTCCTTCTTTGATTATTTAATTGCCAAACTGCAAATGGAGCACATTGAGTTTCTGGATTATTAAAATATATAGCTGGAACAGCGCTTCCATATTTAAAACCATACATTCTCCACATATCATAATCAACGGCCAATGCATTGCTTTGGAAGTTACTTAAACCGCCAACAGTACCAGTGTTAAAACCAGATTCATTCGTTTGACCCTGAGAAAAAGATCCATTTACTTCTATAGCTGTAAATTCAGGTGGGTTTTCAGAAATGCTCATTGAAATAATTTGATCATCTTTTATAATATATCTGCCACCAGAACCTGGGCCAAGATCATCTTCGTTTTCATCCTCAATCATATGTTCAAGTACAGATGGTATTTTTTCTTTCTTATATAAAGAAGGAAATAAAGCTGCCTTTTTTGTATTCGAATCATTTGAATTTATTACAGAAGCATCATCTATATTTTTAATAGCGTTATATAAGCTTTTTATAATTTGTTGTCTTTCGGTTATTTTTGATGATATTTCTCTTGTTAATTTTAAAATTGATCCTTGTGTTAAATTATTTCCTACATCAGAAACTCTTACGTTAGATCTTAATTCATTTATATTAGGATAAGATCTTGCTGATTTTTGTTGTAGTCTTATTTTTACAGTATTATATCTATCTCTGCTTGCATTGTCTGCATTAGTAATATATTTATCTCTAGCTGTTTTTATTTGAGAAACTGAATCGAATAAAGCTGTTTTTCTTAATTGTCCAGATACTTTTTCTAAAACAGGTTTCAGTGGTCTTTTTTCAATAGATTCTCTTAAGTCAGGATTTGACATTGAAATCATTGTTTTTACTGAAGTTCCTTTTGAACCAAAGTTTCCTTGCTCATCAGTTAAAAATGAAAAGGCAACATTTTCATTTCCTTGAACAGCAGAACCTGATAAAAATATTCCTGCAGAACTATCATCATTATAACCTAATGCAATTGTTCTTAATCTTATTTCATCTTCTAATATTTCTAATCTATCAATTAAAGAATCAGCTTGACCAACAAATAAATCTTCCAATTGCTTTGGGTAAAGTTTTTCACCACTAGTAATTAATCTTGTAAATACTGAACTTGGAACCTTATTAAATGTTGGAGGTTTTACATTTATATGCCCTTGAGAATCAGCAAATACTTCTAATCCTAATATAGACGCAACTGAATCTATTTGGGTCATAATATTTGCGTATTCGCTTCTAAAAAGTTCCATTGAACCAAGTGATTTTTCAAAAGCTTGAATGTCATAATCTTTATCATAAGTATCATCTATAACTAAAAGATTAAAGTCATCATTTGATTTTACTTTCCATAACCTTCTTTGAGTTAAATATTTTGTTTTTCTTCTTAAGTTTATTCTTGCTCTTTGAAATTCTTCATCTGTATTTGTTGCTGTTGATTCTGAATATTCTGGGTCAAAAGAAAAGTCATTTCCGAAAATTTTAATTTGACCATTATTTGTATTAGCTTCTGCAATTGTGCTTTGTATTTGTCTATTGATTCTGTCAAGTTTATCATCAATGTTTTTTATTTTTTTCATTGCTTCAAAAACTTCAACGCTACCTTGTATATTAGAATCTAAATTTATTCTTGGTTGTAAAGAGCCATCTGTACCAACTCTATAAGGAGTTGGATTATCTGCAAAAGCAGAATTAACTAATGTTAATGTATCAAATATTTTTGATCTTTGGTTTAATAAATCTTCTATATCTTTATTTGCTGTTTGTATTGTAAATTGTCCATTAATCATGAATTGATAACTTTTTTCACTCATAATTAATTTTTTAAATGGAACAAAGTTTCCCCAAGTTGCATTTTGCTTTTTTAAATCCGATATAAAACCTTTAAAAAATGATCTTGCTATTTCTGTGTTTGTTACGTTTTGGTTACTTACTTTGTTTAAACTTAAATTACCACTACCTATAGATGCTTTTAAGAAAGTGTTGTAATTATAAGGAACTCCAGATATTAATAAAGATAAAACATTCATAACATCCTGGCCAGCATAAATATTATTTGTAATAGCTGGCGTTCCTAAACCTTGACTGAATACACCTTGACTAAAAGCATCATAATATTTAGGGCCATTATAAGTATAAGTTCCTATTCCTGATTTCCATCTATAAACAAAACCATCTGGATCATAAAATATTTTTTGTACATTACCTAAATTATTAATGTCTTTTCTATCATCGCCAACAACGTAAAGACCAATAGATGCTGGAGAACCTAAAAATTTAGATCCGTTTTTGAATTTTATTAAACCCGAATCAAGCCTAACTTGATTTTCATGAAGTAATTTTGGGGTCCTACCTACTGCAAAACCACTTGGATCAAAATCTAAATCAAAAGGAGTGTATGGATCGTAAATATTTCTTTCTAACACATCTACTGATGGTTTTTTATTTATTAAACCTAAATTAAAATAATGAGAATTATCACTCATATTTACATTTAAAGTATAAAAACCATCAGAGAAATTTTCAGTTACAGAATTTACAAGACCAGCAAAAACATGAGTTCCAGCAGCCTGTCTTGTAAAATCATTTCTCATAGAAACCCATAACCAAGTTGGGAAATCTGGGCCAACAATTGCTGATTTTTCAAGTTCTACAAAGCTACCTGCGTCTGTACCTCCCCAAAAACCCTTCAAATTGTTAAAGCTTTGTTCTAAATTATTTACATTTGAATTTAACTTTGATAATAAGTTACTACTAGAATTTGTTACACCAGATCTATCTATACCAGAAACCTTTGAATCAATCATAGTGTTTGAATTCATATAAACGTGTACAGAATCCATAACTTGAATTATGTTTTTATTCAAGAAATGCAATCTCATTTTTTCTCTTACATATCTTATTTCATTTTTTAATTTTATACCTTGATCTGTTGTATCATCTATTGCACCTAAATCTAAATCTCTTTCTTTATCCCTTCTTAGATTTATAATTTGATAAGTATTTCTAATTATATCAGAAAGAAGATCTGCTTCTGCAGCGTTTAAATTTGATGAAGATGAAGAAACATCTGTAGCTGAAAAGTCAAATGTTACATTTCCGTTTATACCAACTATACCTGGATCATAATTAAATATTATCTCTTTACCAACCAAATCTATAAATGCAGATACACGTTTATATATTCTTGAAGAAGGGCTTGTCCTTATTATTATACCAGGAACTCCACGTCTTTGTCGGTCTGCATTTAATCTATTTAATAATTGTTGATTTTGATCAGCCAATACTGATTCAGAAAATTGAAATAATTGAGAGTTTTTTGCAGGATTATATATATCAGCAATTGCTTTATCTATATCCTCTGGGGTAATCATCATTAAATGGTAAGGATCTTCAATTGTTAAATTTCCATTTCCAGAGCCTAATCTTAATCCAGAATTTGTTGTAACTGAACTTACTAGAGTTAGTTCAAATACGCCAGTTCCTTCTCCAAAATCATAAGGTGTACTTGGATCAACTAACCAAGTTGTATAATTTAGTGGCTCAGAAAAAGCATTTAATTTTCTTATTTCATTCAGTGTATCTTTTGTTTTTGTATCTACTATATTTACACCAAAATGTTCAAGAGTTTGAATTCCGCTAATTAAAACAGGAACGAAAAAATCATCTAGTACACCTTTATTTTGAATAACCTTTTCTACTTTTGATAGTTTTTCGTAGATAGAAATAGCTTGACATTTATTTTGAAATAATCTTTTAGCAGATTTATAAAAACCACGATCACCACTATCCATTTTTTCAACATCATAATTTTCTATTAATGTTGAAAACATTCTTTTTTTAACAAGGATTGTTACATCCGGTTGTTGCATCATAATTTCAAAATATCTTGGTCTTATATTTCGAATGTAACCAGATTCAAGATAAGACCTTTGAGCTGTATTATCTATTTTTGATGCAAAATTTCCTAATGACCCAAAAGCAACAACTCTATTTGGGTCGTTCGGATCAACTGAATCTAAAGATCTTGATACGTTTTCCCCAGAACCAACTTGTTCATTGATTGTTGATAAAAAAGTATTTGAATCAAAATTTCTTAAACTATCTAAAAATGCCATTATGGTAACCAAAAACTAGACAAAGATCCATTGCCTTCGCCTATCCTTCCACTTAAGTTGTTAACTATTTTTCCAGAACCAGATTCAACGTCATCATAAATATATGGTTTATTTTGATTTGGAACTCCTGATGGACTGTCCATTAAATAACCATAACTTAATCTTCTACCACCATCTTCCCAATTGCTCGGACCTAAATTTGGATTTTTATGCCAAGGCATAAAATTCCTTCTATAACCCCTCTTTTGAGTTACGACAAATGACATTGTATAATCAAATAAACCTAAATTGCCAGCATCTTCAGTTACATTGAAACTTTCAAAATAACCACGATAAACTTCTCCTGACCAATATAATTCTACAGTAAACGCAAGAGATGCTAGAGTTGGTTTTGTTCTCGAATTTACAATATTTGTTGATCTACCACCATTCATTATGCTTGTTGTAATTGAAGCTATATCACCTAAAGTTCCGCCATTTAATCCTAATGGACCATCTTGTCCAAATAATAACTGATCAAAGCTTGATTGTTCCATCCTGTCTCTTTGAGCAGCTAAAGTAAGAGCATAAGGATCAAACATTAATTGTTCATTTCTATAAATATCATTTAAAACATTTATTCCTTCAATACCTGAAGTTCCAGTTGTGCCAGAAATTGTTAATTTAGAAAGAGACTCTCCAAAATATTGAAAAGCATAACCACCTTTAACACGAGTTGTTTTTATATCTTTTGAATTGTCATATCTAACATTTTTAGGATTAACATACATTGATATAATTGGTTGTTCAGGAACTAACCATTTCATAATTTGTCTAGTAGTATTCGCTCCTTTTAATGGTGGTATTTGATTTGCTCTTGGTCCATTACCATTTGCCGTTGGTGGTTGATTTCCAGAAAAGCCACCCAAAATAGTTGAACCAAATCCACTTAAATTTGTTGCACTAGATATAAGCCCTGCTGCAGCAGAATTTAATCCAGTTCCTGTAAATGGTGGTCTTAATGACATTACATACCTCCAACAAGAGCCGCTTTAACTTCATGGTTAATTGTTGAAACAGAACCATTATTATCAATTTTAATTAATAAAGTTCCATCTTCAATTTTTATTGTTGATAAGTCTGGTTTATAATTTCCCATATCTTGTACCGTTTTAGTTCCTGTTGGCGTCATAACTTCTGTTCCTTGCTTTGGTATATTATTAAGAATTGATTCTGATTTTAACCTACTAGCTGATTCTGTAATTGATCTTGTTATATCAACAGCTGATTCTGCTAATCCTAAAAAAGAATTATTTATTTCATCAACAACATTCTTTACAACTGTAGCGTCTATATTTTCAAAAGCGCTAGCGGAACCTTCTTTTCTCATTCTGCTTTGATAATCTTTTAATTCAGTTGGTATTGTTTCTCTTCCTAAGTATCCAGCACCAAGAGTTGATAAAGCTTTTTGTTTTTCTAAATCAGCATCAAATTGATTTATTAAACCACCTTGTCTTTCATTTATTTGAGAAGCTGAAATCAAAGCACCAGAGGAAGCTGCTCCTTCCCTAATTATATCTTCTCCACCTATACCGGAACTCATTGCTCCTAAAAATTTCATTGCTTGACCGCGATCTTTAACCAAAGATCCAAAAGGACCACTTTGTAAAAATTGCAATTGTCTTTCATATTTTGCAGCTTCATTTTCTGAACTTGCCGCCATATCAAGAGTTGTTATTTCTCCAAATTGCTTTTGAAGAGTTTCTTGTATTTTTTGATATACACCTTGAACGTCACCAGAAGCTAACATTTTATCAATTTGGAAAGCTCCCATTAATCCACCAGAACCACCAGTTTGACTAGAAATGAAACTTTTTTGAGCTTGATTCATTCCATAAATAGAATCGGTTATACTGTCAATGATTTGCTTTTGCTGACTAATGCCAATTCCAGTTTTACCTAAAGCTAAACTTAAGTTTGTAAACAAATCAATAGAGCTTTGTGTATTATTACCAAATGAAGCAAAACGATTTGTAATAGAAGTTATTGACGATTCTACATCATCAAACCTCATACCAAGCATTTGTGCAGCTTCATATGTAGCTGATAACATATCTAAACCTGATGGTAAACTTTCTTTTCCGAAATTATTATAAGTTGTAGTTAAAGCTTTTACTGCATCATCAAATTCACCAGTAGTACCTCTAGCCATTTTGATTGCTGCATCAGTTAATGAAAGTTGTCCCAAAACTCCAGAACCATCAGTATACAATTGGCGATAAGCGCCAGGTATTTTCATTATGTCGGTTGTATATTTTTTTGCTTCTTCTTGACCTAAATTATTTGCTTTTCTTAAATCGGCAACAACACTTATATATTTTGTTAACTCACTATCTAAACCAGAATCTATTAATTGTCCTTTTTGACTACCAACGCCAGTTAATAAATTTGAAGCGTTTCCAACACTAGATTGAACTCTTAAAAATTCATTTTCCATAGTGTCAGCAAAATTCATTGCTGGAATTAAGTTTAAACTTTGAGATAATATTTTTCCAATTCCACTAAAATATTTTCCTAAACCATCACTTTTTGATATTGATTCTATTGATGATTTAATTTTATTTACATTTTGATTTATTTCATTTGCAGTTGATGATCCAATGCTTAATTTTTCATTAAAAAAACTAGTTTCATTACTTAAACCAAGCATAGAAACAGTAGCTAAACCTAAACCACCAGCAATACCTACTCTTAAAGCTTCATTATCTTTTGTTGCATTTCTTATATTTTCTGAAAATTGTTTAACATCACCATTTGCATTTTCAAATGCAACTTCTATTGATTTCCAACTTGAATCTATACCTTCTTTTACTTCTTTACCTAAAGCATCAATAGCTTTATAATAATCCTGTACTAATTTTATGGATTCTTGTACTTTTTTTGGATCAATTATATCAGCCATTTTTACCTATTAATTTTTCTCCTACGTCTTCTTTCTGGTACTTTTTCAAGAAATTCATCAATTTTCTGAATGTTTTCAACAGACTTCTCAACATCTTTTTCGTCAGATTCATAATCAGGCTTATCACGTTTGGCAATAGATTGCGCCATTTGCGGGTTTGAAAAAGATCCAATAAATATTGAAAAATTCTTAAACTTATCGTACTCTTCTTCTTTATCCTGGAGCCAGCTTTGATACATCCATGCCCACATCCACTCATCCATTTCTTCAAAAAAATTGTCGTCTGGAGTCTTTCCGAATGTCTTACATAAATACCAAATAAACCTATGGTCTGGCTCCTTTATTATTTTTTTATTGTATCATGAATCTCTTTTGGATCTTTTCCTAAATCCTCATTAAATTTCTTTCCATAATCTTCTTTTGTCTTTGAATAAAACTTCCAAAGTTCATCAACAACAAAATCATCAAGCTCTTCAATTATAGCAATCTTTTCCTCTAAAGAATCATTAACACAATATTGCCAAAACTCTTTGCCATCTATTTCATAAATTGAATAAGCTAAAGTTGCATTTTTTAAAGCAAATATTTCATCAATTTTTGATTCTATTTTTGTCAAATAATGCAAAACTTCTTTTAATTCACGATTCTTTAAACTTCTTAATTTAAAATTAACTCCGCCAATTTCTTTTTCCATTGTTAAACGTCCAATTCCAGATAAAATTTCTAATCTTGAAATTGAATTTGGTTTAACTTTTTGTTGTTCAGATTTTATTTCTTTCTTTAAATTTTGTAATCTATGACGTTCCGCTTCATCAATTTCCATCTTTGAATTAACCAACTCGTCTTGATAAGTATCTCTTCTTATTGGTCTTTGATAATTCTCAGTTTCATCAGGAATTGTAAAACCTTCATGCATACTACCAGCACTTACTCCACCAATAGAACTTGATATTCTTCTTCTTTCCATATATTTTTCTCCAAATTGCTATATATCAAGAAACATTTTTAATGTTCTCAATTTGATATATTAAAAAAGGGCCAATTTCTTGACCCTTTAAAACTTCTATTATCCTACAGAACCGTTATTATCAAAGGCATTAAGGAAGCCGGCCGCATCCAATGCACCTCTATATTTACCAATATCTGCTTGTACTTCAAATGGATTCAATATAACCGATGTTGGATCTCCAAGGGCAGTTTCTGCACCGCTATTTCCTCTAACTGATTCAATTGATTCTGCTTCCCAACCCATATTATCTATAATTATAAAGTTATCAGCTTCATAAGAATAATCTATACCATTAATCCAAACATTCTTAATAGTTGTAATTATTACATTGTTTTCATCACCTTGAATTAAATCATAAATTTGAATATCAAACGGAACCCTTTGTGCGCTAACATGAACGAAACCTCGTCTAAAAGCTTCTGCTATTCTTTTTCCTGCAAATCTAGTTCTTTTACAAGAACCAGAAATGTCCGTAGAAGATCTTGGGGCTGAGTCAACATGACCATCTGTACCAATTTCATCTATCATTTCAATTTGTCTTTTTTCATTAATGGTAATGCTGCTAACAGCAGCTACAGGTATGCCATCTACAGCAACATAAATATTTGTTGATAAATGTGTGTTTGTGACGTTACGTCCCTCAGAATTATATATTGGTGTAGCTGTTCCAGCTGGTACATTTCTTAATGGCATATTTTCTCCATTACTTTTAACTGCTCATATCTTAAAGAGCAACAGTTAATTATATACAATTTTATTACAGTATCTTTTCAAAATTTCTAAATATTTCTTTTACTTCTTCTTTTTTTAATCTTTCTTTGTTAATGTTATTTATAAATTCCGAATCTTGTATTTCAAAAGATTCTAGATAAGTAATGTATGCTTCTTCAATATTATCGGATATTTCAGAGAATCTATCCTGTAAAAACTTTATATATTCATTTAAATCGGATATATTTTTTAAGTTTTCTAAATATTTCTTTTTACTAATTAATTTTGAAAAAAGTCCAGTTTTTTCCAATTCAAGTTTTTTTAATGAACTTTCTATTATTGTTTTGTTTATTTCTTTTTTTATACTTTTGATTATTTCTTCGGATAATAATTCTTTACTGGTTTCAATACCTTCTTCCCAACCAAAATTCACAACTTCTGGCTCATCATCCCTTTCATTCCCCCAATAATCTAATCCAGCAACTTTCATAATTTTTCCAATTTTAAATTAATCTCATCAATTTTAACATTAACTCCATTTAAAGCTTCCGATAACTCAACTTTTCTCTCTAATGCTTTTTGAAGTTTTTCTATTCCAAATTTACCTAAATTCTCTTCAAGATATTCTATTTTTTCATTAACCATATCTATTGCTTTTTCCAATTCTAATTTTCTATCTTCAGAATCCATTTTCTTCATTTGTAGAACAGCTTGATCTCTCTCTTCTTTTGTATCAAACCACATTTGGTCAGAATATTTTTCGGCCAATAGTTGAGCCACTTTTGTTAATTTACTCATATTTTTATGCCAAATTATTATTTAATTTTAACAATCATATTTTCTAATCTATAATATTCTTTAATTGTGCTAAATTTTTGCATATGACCTATAGACCATGTTTTATCTAGGTTTCCCCAATTTATACTATCATTAAATTGATTTTCTAAATGCTTCCTTAAATCACTCATACTATAATTTAAATACTTATAACTTATATCTTTCATTATATTTCTTTTCAAAAACGATCTAATTCTGAAATCTAAAGCAAGAAAGCTTTCTGAAGAATTTCTCTTTGCATATTTTTTGTAATTTTGCTTTAATTCCAATAACTTATCATAATTTAAGTTTTTTAAATGATCTTCGTATTCTTTTATATTATAGTATAAAATATACCTTTCACATTTTCTTACTAAACATTCACACTCCTTACACCTAGCTTCTGCTTGTAAATTACCACTTTTGTTTTTTCTTATTCTAAATTCATTTATTTTTATATTTAATTTACATACCTTGCAGATTTTTGTTTCTGGCAAAGACTTTTTGTTAATTTGTATAGCTTCTTCTTTTGATATATTTAATTTTTTATATATTTTCAAAACTCTTTTTTTGCTTATCCCAAGCTTTAAAGATATGTTTTTTGATCTTAATCCTAAATAAAATAACTTTTGAACATTTTTAATTAATTCATTTTCTTTTCTTATTTTTTCTTCATTAATTTTAACTACTCTTATTCTCTTATTTGTAGGATTATGCCTTTTTCTTGAAGCTCCATCTTTTATATTATGTTTTCCAGAATAAGGTCTTAAGTTATCTAAAGACCAGCATTTTTTAAAATTTTCATCATCAGGACTGGTATAAGGTAAATCTGAATAAGGTATTATATGATCTATATTCCAAACCCAAGTAGAAGGATCATTATCATTCCATTTTCTTGCTCTATAAACTCCCCAATTATCCCAAGTCATCCACCATTCAAATTGATTCTCTAAATGCTTTATTAACTCTTCGGTTTTGTACGGTAAATATCTACAATTAACCTTATCTTTAATATACGGACCAACACTTCTGAAAACAAATTCGCTTTTAATTTCAGTTATATCTCTTTCTTTTACAAATTTATTTTCTTTAATTCTTTTGTTTTTGTATCTTTTTCTTGATAATTCATTATATCTTTTTTTATAATCTTCTTGTTTTTTCTTGAATTCTTCCGAATCTTTCACCGATAAATAATATTCTCTTCTTAACTTTTTATATAAATCTGGATTCTTAATTCTATCTTCTTTTGCTTCGTTTGATAAACATATTTTGCAATGATTGTTAAATAACTTCTGATTTCTTTGCTGTTTGAAAAATGATATATTAATTGGTCTTTCAAAACCGCATTTTATGCAATTTTTTGTTTCCAATGTTTCTAAATTTTGATTGTTAAATTCTAAATATTCCAACATAAGAAAAAGGATCCTTGTTACAGGATCCTATATATCTTTTTGATTTTGTTTTACTAATTAAATTAGACCAACTGGAACTCTTATATATATGAAGTTTACGGGG